TTATATGTCGCCATCTTGAGGGAGCTTAGGGTAAAGCACAAGTTCGAAATCATCGAGCCTTTGCCACTTTTCCTTTTTATAAACAGCTTTTTCTAAAACCGACTTTAGGAGGCTGTTTTTCTTTTTGGGATCATTTGTTTTAAAGTATAGATCAATAACATGCTCCACTTGAGGTATTGTATCTTTCTTGACTTTTTCCTTCTTAATTTCGGTTTTAATTTCTTTCTTTAAGTTTTCCATAGTGGAAGTAATTTCAGTTATACGGTCAGAAACTACATTCGAGCGTTCTAAAAACATATCGACTGTGTAAACGCCACGTTCTAATAAATCATGTAAATTATTTTTTTGTTTTTGGACATCCACTAATTCTTTTTCAAGCTTGCGTAATGCAGCTTCATTCATTTGAATGACTTGTGTTTCTTTTAATTTGTCATCTTGCTTATGTTTTTCAAAATCAGCTTTATAATTGATGTACCATTCTTTTAATGCCTCGAGTAAACGCTTCTCAATTAATTCAGTATAACTTGATTTGTTTTCACAGCCACGGTGTTTACAATCCATCGTTTCTTTTCGGTTCTTTGGATAACGTTGGACCATGCTATAACCACATTTACTACATTTAATAATGCCAGCTAGAGGGTTTTTAATTCCGTTCGTATTGTAAGGAACGTGATATCTTGAGTTTAATTTTTCTTGTACTTGTTCAAATAAACTTTCAGGTATGATTGGCTCGTGCTTACCATCAGCAATAATCCAATCTGATTTATCTTGTCTTGCACAACTTCTTTTTACAGCATCAGGACGTTTTACTTCTTTTCGTTTTTGCCACGTTACTTTTCCGATGTACACATTGTTCTTTAATATATCTAAGATGCTGTAGGGGTTCCATTCATTACCTAGCTTACTTTTGTAGCCAAGATCATTTAATTTGCTCCTAATTGCATTTGCGCCCATATCCTCATTTGCATACCAATCAAATATCATTCTAACGACAGAAGCTTCTTCTGAATTAATTGTTAAAGTACGTTCTCGCTTATTTAAACGGTGGATATCATAACCATAAGGCGCATGGGTACCGAGATAATTACCAGCCTCTACACTGGCGACACGACCTCGTTGCATACGTCGTGTAATAATCTTTAACTCCTTACGAGCCATAAACGCTTCAAATTCGCTGTATTCTTCATCCCACTCATCATTAAGGTCATAAGTCTTCCTAGGTGTCATAATCTTCGTATTAGAGCGTTTAAACGTCTCTAAAATGATTCCTTGTTCTTTCATACCACCACGACCTAAACGGTCCATGTCCATACAAAGAACAACATCATATTTGTTATCTTCAATTTCTTCGAGCAGTGCTAACATCTCAGGACGTTTCACTAAGCTCTCACCAGAAACGATTTCCTCACGGACAGATAAAACATTTAGGTTCATTTCCTTGGCAATTTTCAGCAGGGTAGTGCGGTGCTTTGCTAATGTTTCGCCTTCGCCACGTGCTTCAGCTTCGAGATCGGCGCGGGATTTTCTTAAGTAGATTGCAGTTTTCATAGTGGGAACCTCCTTCGTAATAGTCATTATATAAAATAGAGTGAAGATAAAGAAATAATTAAAATAAAAGCCCTCATAAAGTGGGCTTTTAGAATAGTATTAATTGTAATAAGAAAATAGTTTACAATTAATTTGTTTGTTAATACTATGGTATAAAAGGAGTGTGATTTTATGTTGTCTAAAAAGCTCCAAAAATTACTGGCCAATGAAACAAATCATATCTTGGACAGTATGAATGAATTTCGAAAAAATCATGAGCGTATCTCCAATAGTATCGGTGAATCTAAAAAAAGAATGGATGAAAAATCAAAAAAACGAAGGCTTATTCAAAATAAATAGCAACAGGTGATACTACTATATCCTCAGCTGTCAGTATATCAAATGTACCTAATACACCGAGAGGTAACCCTAAAATTGAATTAAAGACGCTATGAGGGTTTTGTGACGTTATATTTGAAAAATCAGGTATCTTGGCCTCGTCATAAGAAATTTTTCTAGTAATCTTTCCGATTAGGGTTGCTTTAACTGATGGATTATTTTGTCCATACTTAAAAGTTAACTCGTCAATGCTTTCGCGTAGAAAACTTTGTTTTAATGGAATAAAGATTTTGCCCATTTTCAAAAATGCGCTAGCTGGCACAGTTTGATTAATATACTCTAGCATGAGTTTGATTTGTCTAATTGGCGATGATTGTGCTTCTTGGATTTTTTCGAATTGTTCATTTATTAATTTAATGGCGGCTTTCTTTTGAGCAGGTTTCATATTACGTTCATTTTCTATTTCTTGTATACTTTTATCTTTTTGTTCTTTAAAGTTTAATTGTGAAATTTCAAGAAATTTTTCTCCTACTATTTTTTCGATAACTTCGAAATTCATTGCTGTAAAGCTTGAAGTTGTTTTGATATATGTACCTGGCGATAAAGTAGGAGTCGAGAAAGAATTTTCTATTACTTCGATTAAGCCCTTTTCTTCAAAATATTTTTCAAAATCATTTAATGCATTATCATGTAATTGGGTAGAAATGATTTCTTTTCCAGCTTCTAAATCAGCAATTGTAAAAGATTCGGAATGATTTTCACCTGGAGCTAGGCGTAATGTAGCTTTAGCGGATGGCGATTTAATAACAAATGGAATGTCAAATTTTCCAGTATCCCCTTGAACTTCAAAATATCCTCTTGCTTGTGCACCTTTACTTTCTTGATGCGTTTCTGTTCTTTGTTCTTGTAGCTCGGTACTTTTTGATGTAATAAGCCCGTCATTTGTTTGTGCAATAAATGAATGTAAAAAATCTTTGTCTAAATATATTAATTCCTTCATAGTATCATTTCCCCTTTTAATAAATGTAGTTGTACTTTTATTAAATATCGTCTTCATCGGGTTGTTCTTTTATAAATTCTAAATATACTTTTGAAGAGTAGTCACAAACATAAAAGACTTTATCTTTAGAACGATATTTATCATATAATAATGCTCTACCGTCATTTAGCATATATGAATGAATTAAGTCTAATTCTTTTATATATTCTTCGGTAACGATTCTACATAAAACTTGATTGTTTTTTTTAGGTGTAGTTTTATAAAAAACATGGGTTGCTAGAAAAGTAACTAATAGCGGAAAAATAATAATGACGGGTAAAAAGCTCCAAGCTTTGTTTTGTATAATCATTGAAGTACCAAGACCGTAAAATATTGATGAACTAAGCAAAGTCAATATTGTTAATGATTTAAGAATAGTAGTTTTATGAGGCCATTTCATAAGAAAAATAAGAGTAGTAATTAAGGATAGATAAAATAAAAGAATATCTATATCTATGATGTTAGCTATGAGGTTGTGAACTTCCTCTTTGTTACCATCTATTTTTATTATGTTTAATCCACCAGTTAAGTAAAAAGCTATGGTAGGAGCTAAAAAAAATACTGTTACTAAGATTGTGAATTGAATAACATTATTACTAAAATTTAGCTTTAATTGATCAATTTTTGTTTCAAATAAATGTTCAACTTCGGTACGGTGTATAAATTTAAAGAATGCCATTAGAATTAAAGTAAGCAAAGGTACAAGTACTGTAATAAATTTCATAATGTCTGACAAAGTAAAATATCCCCCTTTAACTATTGACTTTATTTATATGTTTTTAATAGTGCAAATCCTCCAGGGACCCCATGAATTTCCGAAACTTCTTGAATAGATAAACGAGTATCTTCATAAGCACAAATCATTTCATCGGTAAGTAATAACTCTACAGCAAATGTATTTGCTTCAATTTCTAAGCGATCCACCGAAAAAAATGTTTGGTTACGTAAGAAGGGGGTGTTTGCTTTAGGGTGAAGTACAGCATGCCCTAATTCATGTGCACAAACAAATCGTTGTATGGTTTCGTCAATTCTATTATTAATATGAATGAATTTAAAGCGTTTATAAGTGTTGTAAAAACCAAGAGTATTCCCAAGGTCTTCAAACAACACTATAATATTTTTTCGTTTAGCAATTTCAAACGGATTTGTTGTGCCGTGTTTTTTTACGATTTTCAGTACGTAGTCTTTAATTTCCATTTCTCGCTCCGTTCAATCTTTTTTATACTTGTTTGGAGTGAATTTTTGTTTTGCTAATTGTTTTGCCATGCGCATAGAGTTTTCTAGAGAAATGCGAATCATTTCTTTTGTGTGTTCGTCTATTGGTTCTCCGTCAAACATTAACGCTTCATCGCTGTTCTCTAGCTCTTCTAAGGTTTTTTCTAAATCACGTGCGATATCACGTTCTTCCTTAATTGATAATTTAGATGGATTCTTAGATACCATTTCTTTTGTTTGTGTTCTATCTAACAGATAATCTGTTGATACCTCAAAAAAGTCTGCAATTTTCTTTAAAGTATCATAATCTGGTTCACGCTGACCTTGCTCATAATTAGCTAATTTGCCTCTTGAAAAGCCCAAACGATCAGCAAGTTCATATTGACTTAGTTTTTGTTTCTTTCTAAGTTCTGAAATCTTTTTTCCAAGCATAAATTCTTCCTTCTTTCTAAATAAGAATAGGCGCTTTTTATTAATTATAGAAACGTTTAGTTTCTAAATCCACAAAGGAAACAAAAAGTTTCTAATAAATATTGACAGAAACGATTTGTTTCTTTATATTGGAGTTACAAGGAAACGAAATGTTTCTTTTGGGGGTGGTATATTGAATAAAAAAAGAAATAAAATGATTGCATTTAGAAGTAATCAATCAAGAATAGTCGTAGCAAGGCATTTGAAAATTACGCCTCAAATGCTAGGGGCAATTGAACGTGGTGATAGAACACCTTCATTAGAATTAGCTAAAAGAATAGCTGATTTTTATAAAACAACAATTGATGATCTTTTTTTTAGTTAAAAAGGAAACGAAATGTTTCTGGGGGTGAGAAAATGCCAACAACTAACATGGCAGTACCAACAAATTCGGCGCATAAACATATAAAAAGCACTTCAAGAGGTGACACCATGAGCCAACAAGAAGAATATGCGGCGACTTATGAATTTGGAAAAACGAAAGTCCATGTTGTGGCTCCTGAGCCAAAATCACAAAAGGATATCGATAAAATCCGTCAAGCATATTACAAGGCTGGTTGGGCCATCATCAAAGAGATACAAGTAAAAGAAAACGTTGAGGAATAGTTCCTCTCTTTTTATACGAAAAGTAGACAAGTTACATATGTACTAAGTTCATTGTAACCATTTGAAAACTAAATATGGAGGCGAACAGATATGGGAACAAGCATATACTGCAATTCAGCGATAGGGGAATTATTACAGAATGCTAGAGAATGTTGTGACAATGTTCAGCTGAAAACGAAGAAAGGGCTATCTAAGTACCTTGGTATTACACATGAAAGATTAACCCGTATTGAATCTGGACTTTCTAAACCAGAATTTGAACTTGCGATGGATTGGTGCCATGCAACAGGGGCAAAGTTGAATCAACAAGCAATCAAACATATTTATGGTGTTGGGTTACCGCCTACAGATCCACGCTTAACTCAAGATGTTAATTTACAACTGATGAACTACATTAAACAGGCTGAAGAGGGGATTGCGGCAGCAAAGGAAATCATGAACTTACAAGTTACAACAAGGTCATGGAAGCATGATGAAAAAAAGAAACATGAATACGCAGTTCATGCAAAAGAAATCTTCGATACAATCCAAGCTACTCAATGTGTAGTACAAGCTCTTGAGCAAGTTCATTTTGGCATTATGGAACAAATACAAAGAAGTTGGTTGCAAAAGGCTATAGCGGAGAACGTTATTATTCAATCGGTGGATAGCTTAATGAATTTAACAAAGGTGCTTTAAGGGAGGAAGGAAAATGACAGTAGATTATAAGAAACCGAGCCTAAGAGAATACAAGGAATTAATTCGATATGATGCAAAACTAACTGGTGAAATTAAAATAGCAGAATTACTTAATGAGGATTCAAAAACAGTTGAGTTAAAGCAAGAGAAGAAATTGTTGGGGATTCGAATCAAAATTATTGAAGCATCATTTATTTTGAAACATAAATGGGCAAATAAAAAAGCTACCGCCTAGACAACAGTAGCTCTGAAAAATATCGTAAAGCAATTATAACATTATATAAATCATTTGGACAAGCCGCTGTGCTTGTCGTTATGTCCAGAAAGGGATTGTTTCTCCCCATACCTCTACAATATTCCTTTCTGGTTGTAACGATGCGTACAGCATCCATAAAAGAAGAAATGAGGTGTAGATGATGGAAACGAAAAAGAAGGCTCCTGAAATAGATTGTCAGGATAGGAGAAATGAATTAATAAACAATTTATTTATACAAGGGAGAATATCTTTAAAAGAATCTAGAACGTTAATAGGGCTAGAGCCAATTGAAGACCCTAGCCATGAGAGATTATTTAAAAAGTTGAATGTAATATCCAACTAGTTGTCCAGGTTCTTTCAAACGCGATAATGGTTCAACTTCCATGCCTAGAGATTTGCAAGCAACTGGTATTAATTTAAGAAACTCTTCTTCCGAAATCTCGTATTCAAAGATAGTCAGTAGACAGTGGCGAAGTTCCATAGAAGTTATTTTATTAAAACTGCCGCCTAAGAAAAGCATACTGTACTTTTGCATTGTTGATTTTAAATCTGATTCAGAATCGATTGCTAAAGAAGATTCCCTTAACTCTTTAAGAACGTCAATAATTTTTTCTAACTTATCCATTTTATCACCTTCCTTTCAAGGAAGATTATACCAAAATAATAGGTTTTTAGATATTTTTATTAACTAGACAAGCACTGTGCTTGTCGTTATGACCAGAAAGGGATTGTTCCTCCCTTACCCCTACAAAACTCCTTTCTGGTTGTAACGATGCGTACAGCATTAATTTAAATAGAAAGGAGATGTAATTCATGAACGATAGAAACAATCGTCTTCATGATCTAGTTCTTCCTGGAGATTTTTCATTTGCGAATAAACTTCGTAACTGTATGAGTGAATGTATTCATAACATGTTTAATGCAGAATCAACCGAAGAATCAAATCACTGGGAAGAAGAGCTGGAGCGATGTATAAGGGAATTTAAAATGCTTCGTGATACAAAAGAGGAACATGAGGCATCGATGAGTTATCGTGTAGTAATTAAAGATTTAAGAGCAAGAGGAGTTAACGCTTCGTTAGTAACACGTAGAAAATAAAAAGATCTATCACTTGGCAGAGTGATAGACAAACGGTCTTGCAAAAGATCTTAGGATTAATTATATCAAATTAGCATTCGTATAACAACGGAGTGTGCTACATGCTTTTAGACAAATCGTTACATAGAGTGTTGCTGAACCCTAAAGTGTTTCAACAAGCAACATCAGAGCAACACCTAATTTACTTAATAAAACAATATCTCAAAATAGGATACAAGAATTATCGCTTATTACGTGTAGAGGACGGATTCGCGATATGTAAACGGGAGGATGAATAATATGGCAGTTTATAGACCAGTACACGTTTCATTTTGGCAGGATTCATTTGTTTTAGATCTTACGCCGGAGGAGAAGTATTTCTACTTATATTTGATGACAAACAGTAAGACGTCTCAATCAGGAATCTATGAGCTTCCACTTCGTATCATTGAAACTGATACAGGATATAACCGTGAAACTGTTATGAAGCTATTAGAACGTTTTGCTGAATACGGAAAAATTAATTACAACCAAAAAACAAAAGAATTGTTCTTAATCAACTGGTTGAAATTCAATCCAATTAAAAATGTAAACATTGAAAAGTGTGTTTTAAAAGAAATTCAATCTGTGAAGGATCAGGATTTTTTAGTTGATTTCTATGAAACTTGCTTGCAATTAGAACGAGAACAAGATTTTAAAATCCCTCGTATTAAGGAGTATTTATCAGTCCGTTTGGAGGGGCTTATAAGGGGCTTCCAAGACCCTAGCAAGGAAGAAGAAAAAGAAAAAGAAGAAGAAAAAGAACAACAACAAGAAGAACGCGCAGGCGCGGAAGAAGTTGTTGAGGTTAATCCAATTTCTTTTTACGAACAAAACTTCGGACTGATTACACCTTTTATTGCAGATGGTATTCATGCTTGGATAGATGATTTAAATGCAGAGCTAGTTATTAAGGCTATGGAGATTGCTTTAGAGAAGAATACGAGAAACATGTCTTACGTAAATACGATTTTAAGAGATTGGCACCTTAAAGGCTTTAAAACAGTAACTGATGTTGAGACAGCTGATAAAGCATTTCGTGCTCAGCGATTAACAAAAGCGCAACAACAGACACAAGCTCCTTATCAACAAAAAGGTTTATCGGAATCTACTAAAAACGTAATACAGCAGCAACAAGCATGGGAGCAGAACATTCCAACAGAAGAAGAACTTGCAGTACTTAACCAACAGAATGTGTGGTTGGCCAAATGAGTAACGATATGATTCGTAATGTAGAAGCTGAACAAAGTGTTTTAGGTAGCATTATCCAAGAAGGCGATTTAATTAAAGATTGTCAGCTAAAGGTAAAACAGTTCTCTTCACCAACGCATCAAGTGATTTTCAAGGCGATGAGAGAATTAGAGGATGCTGAGGTTCCGATAGATCTTGTTGCTCTCATTGGAAAATTTGATGAAAGCTTTATGCATCAAATTGGCGGAATCGAATTCTTTGTAAACCTGACAGAAGTTGTTACGACTACTAAAAATTTCTCGTATCACGAAGGCTTAGTTATCGAAGCTTGGAAAATGCGACATGCTCAAGAGGTTGCTGGTAACTTATATAACCGCCTTCAGCAAGATAGGGATATGAGTGCTATTAGTACATCAATTGATGAATTAAGCGCCATTGAAGAAACGGGTTACTCAGATGAATTTAACTTGAAAGATACGCTTGTTGATTTGTATAAGAACATGCAAATTGATGTAGGAGATTTAACCGGTATACCAACTGGTTATGACGACTTGAACAGAATGACAGCAGGGTTACAAGAAGGTGATTTAATCATTGTCGGTGCCCGTCCTTCAATGGGGAAAACAGCATTTGTATTAAACGTTGCTTTTCATGCAGCAAGTGCTCATACAGCAACAGGAATCTTCTCGCTCGAGATGGGGGAGGAGCAGCTACTTAAGAGGATGATTTCAAGTACTGGAAATATTGATGCTACCAAATTAAAGAATCCTAAGAAGTTATGTAATTTAAAGGATTGGGAAAAAATTAGTCAAGCGATGGGATTAATTAATGATTTGCCATTAGAAATTTACGATAAAGCAAATGTAACGATGCAAGAGATTTATGCAAAGGCTAGGAAATTAAAGCGTAAGTACCCTGATAAAAAGGTTTTAATTGCAATTGATTATTTGCAGCTTATCCTAGGGGACCCAAAGCATAGAGGAAACCGAATGCAAGAAATCGGTGAGATTAGTCGTAAGTTAAAACTGATGGCAAGAGAATTAAATGTATGTGTAGTTGCATTATCACAGTTAAGCCGTGCTGTAGAAAGCAGGCAAGATAAGAGACCATTGCTATCAGATTTACGTGAGAATGGTCAAATTGAGCAAGATGCGGATTTAATCGCATTCTTATACCGTGAAGATTACTATGACCGCGAGACAGAAAATAAAAACATAACAGAAATTATTTTAGCAAAACAGCGAAATGGCCCAGTTGGTGTTGTTGAACTAGCATTCATTAAAGAATTTAGTAAGTTTGTAAATTTAGAGAGAAAGTTCAATCATCAACAGGAGGCTTAATCATGTTGTTACGTCAGGAAGTAGAACGTAGAAAACTAATAATCATTCGTAAATTATTGGGGTTAGGATTAACTGAAATTAACGGACAAACATTAGATCAACTGACGTTAACGCAGCTTGAAGGAATTTTAATTGCAAGTTTGCAGGTATTGGAGGGGAAAAACAATGCCAAAGCAATTAACAATTTTTGACGTGGAGCCAGTTGTATCATTTGATCCTAAGAAAGCTCATATTCACCGTTTGAATTCAAAATTACGGTATGCAGATGTGGTTGTGCAAATACCACGCCAAGCCAAAGCGATTGATGAATTAAAAGCAACGACAGCACCTGATGAACGTTACGAATTATTTGAGGATTATACAATTGGGATTTGGCGTTATAAGCGAGTGGAGGATAAAGAATTTGTGTGGGAAGAGGCTGAAGAAATATGTAAGAGAGCAAGGGATAACAAAGAGCCGATTCCAATACGGCTTCATTTATCTTTTGAACAATCATTTGTTCCAGAAAATGTTGTGCAGTATTTATAAGCAAATAAAAAAGTCGAGATTGCTCCCGACATAATTATTCGACAAAGTAATTATAACATAATTGGGAGTGGTAGTGATGGCAATTATTAGTGAAAATATTGTGGAGATGAAAGCTGAAATCTCTTTAAATGAAAATATGGTTTATGTTGTAAAAGATGGACAGGTTCATCCTATTAAACCACCAATAAGTGGTCATGGTGAACAATCCTTTGTATATAGAAATGGGAAAGTAATGCGCATGGATGAACGGAAAACGCAGTTGATATAATAAATTCATTAAAATATGGAAAATTAATTTGTGGATATCATAGGAAAAGAAGATGCCAAATTTGGTATCTTCTTTTTATCTCTAATTGAATTATTCATACGTTATAAAGAGGATAAGGAATAACTATTATCTATATGATGGAGTGAAAGTTAGATTATAAATCTGTTTTTCTTTATATTGAAATTTAATGCTTTATTGGTTAGAATTTTATTGGTTTCAATATTAGAATTGTGAGGTTTTTCGTAATGAAAAAATTATATTTAGTTACATTTTTTTTAGCAATAGGATGGATGATATTGTACGTTTTTACAGGTTTTTTTCAAATGTATATAGGTAAATTGACGGAGTATACTTTAGTGGTACTGACTCTGCTTTTAAAACTTTTAGCGAGTATATTCATAGCGAGATTTTCTCGTTATATAGGGAAAAGTATGAGTGGGAAAATTTTAAAAAAGAAAAAAATGACATTAGTTGACTGGACTAGTTATACACAGGATATAGATGGTGAAATACAAGCCATACTTGGCCGTTCTAGGGCAACATCAAATATTGTTGTTAATTTGGAAAATATAAAGTATCAAATAGGTTTGTATTTTCAAAAAGATATAAAAAAATTGAAAAATTTTAAAGCATATTTGAATGTGGTGGAAAAAGACAATACGTTTATTGCATTACAAACATTTATATTTGCTATAATCTCATCTGGTTTTGTTAGTATAATAACAACTGGTAAAGTTAAAGAAATTACTAAAAATTATGTTATACCTATTTCTGAGGGGAAGATTTTGGGAACCTTTTACTATGCATCTGGTTCTGTTTTTTTATGGTTCTTTATTATGATTATAGTCGCGTATATGATGAGTTATACTGATAAAACTAGAATCAGGATAATGCAAGAGGTTATCGATATATATATTGATGAACTGGAAGAGGAAAAGAAGGAAGTAAAAGGAAGATAACAAAATAAACCTTTTCTAATAAAAAAATTACTAAAATATGAGGAAATGCTATAATAATACCAATTACATATTTAGTCCTACTGGAAGAACCAGCGGACAACAAACTAAAGAGCATTAATGATATTGCTCTTTAGTTTGTTGTCCGCTTTTTGTATTTGTATAAAAAAGAGACAAGGAGTGCGGTAAATATGACGCAATTAACTTTTTTACCTAAAATCGATCGTAAAGCAACGCAGGCTCGTTTAGAAGAGATTCTTGAAAATGTTCGTATTTATAGACAATTTGGGATGATTAGACATGAGATGAAGGTTACAGCATCTAGTGAGGTAAGATATCACGGTCCAACAAATATAGTTGGGAAGCCAGCTGAAGATATTGCTTTAGCAAATATTGCTATGAGTGAAAGGGAAGTGAAACTACAACGTTTATCTTTTCAAATTGATAAGGCATTAAGTCGTTTTAGTAAAAACCAAAGAGATATTATTGTAAAACGATATTTAGAAGATGAAGAGGTTTTTGATTACATGGTTTATAACGAAATTGGTATGAGTGAGCGTACGTATAGACGAAATAAATCTAATGCTTTTTATAAACTAGCTTTTGCTCTTAGATTAGAAGTATATGAGGCAGAAGAAGCTGGAGGTAATGAATAATGAATTTTGTTCAACCAATACGTGATCCAGAGCAAATACAGCAGTTAAAGGAGTATTTTAAGGGAAAGAGCTTACGTAATTACATTCTCTTCATTATGGGTATTAATACAGGCCTCAGAATCTCAGATATTTTGAAATTGAAAGTAGGGGATGTTAAAGGCAGTCATATATCTATGCGGGAAAAGAAAACGGGGAAACAGAAACGAATACAAATTACTGCCGCACTGAAAAGAGAACTTAAATGGTTTATTATAGAAAGAGAAGACAATGAGTATTTATTGCAAAGCAGACAAGGTAAGAATCGTCCAATTGGTCGTAGCATGGCATATAAGATATTAAGCGGAGCGGCGGCAGAGTTCGGATTAGATGAAATAGGAACACATACGTTAAGAAAAACATACGGGTATCACATGTACATGCAAACAAAAAACATAGCATTACTCATGGAGATATTCAATCACTCGTCAGAGAAGGTCACGTTACGTTATATAGGTGTTAACCAAGATGCAATGGATAAAGCAATGACTAGGTTTAAAATCTAATCATTGCTTATTCCTTTTTTAGTCTAGGGGTATCGTAGCATTTTGGTAAAAAACTACGCTAAGAGTATGCAAGATTTTATACAGTTCCAGTAACAAACAAGAACCCTAAAACCGCGCTAGGATAGGGATGTATAAAAAAATGCATAGATCCATAGAACAAAAAAAGAAGGTTCCTTGGTGAGAGTGTAGTTTCCTCCTTTTCATTGTTGCCGATAATAGGACGTTATGTTAACCAGACATGTATAGAATATACAACCAAAATCAAACAACATATCAGTTCTTTTAAATGGTAAAATAGGAAAAAAGGAGGTTCTAAATAATGCCTTTAGAAAACTCTATGTATTACATAGGAGTTATTATTATTTTAGTAATCATCGGTGCAATGTTTGGCGGGATTATACGTATAATTCGACATACCAGCAATCGCAAAAAGCAAGATCCAGTTGAGCAAAAGTTAGATAGGATTATTCAACTGTTAGAAAAACAAAACAAAGATTGACCTTGCCTCCAAACAGAAGTGATTTGCTATAAAAATCATTAATAGGAGCTAAAACATGAATTTTGCAGAGAAAGAAATTAAGAAAACCAAACAAAAAGTGTTAATTATATTATTTTGTATAGCTGGTTTGTTCGTATACGGAGTGTATTGGGCATTCTTCAGTATGGATCGACTACCTACAGGTGAAAAGATTGCTGAAAAACAATCTCCTGACGGAACATATACATTTAAAGCTTATGTAACAAATGGCGGAGCAACAACAAGTTTTGCTGTTAGGGGAGAGTTAGTATTTAATCATCGTGAATATTTCAAGACAAAGAATGTATATTGGAATTACCGAGAAGATACAGCAAAGATTGTATGGAAAGACAATGATACAGTAATCATTAATGGACATACGTTAAATGTTCCTGAGGATACATACGATTTCAGAAACGAATAACTGTAGACTTATAGATACATTGACTACCGTTAACGAAAATTATGTAAATAAGCTGTCCACATGGGCAGCTTATTTTATTTTTCCGCATAGCATAGGTTATTTTGCAAAATGCTGGTGTTATCCCTATACAGTTACTCATAATTTTCGTACTGTGTAACTCAAAAGAGAAAGTGAAATGAAATCAATGATACCAAGGGATTCAGCGAAGGGGTCAGTTACACACAATATAAGATATGGGTATGTCCTTCTAATAGCTTCATAATATAGGTAAACTATTAGAATAAATATAAGGAGGAATAAAATGAATAATATTATAGATGTATGGGGAAAATTAGAGACTACAGTCAAAACAATTGTTCCTGGTTTAGAAGAAACAATAGGAATTGCAATGGAATATGCGCCTTATATCGGTGGAGTTTTGCGAGTTAGAAAGCTTAATCGCATGGAAACAAGGATACAAGAACATCAAGAGCAACTTAATACAATTTCTGTCTTATGTGGGTATTCAAAATTATCAAGAGAATATATAAATGAAAAAATTGCACCAATTGTTTTTTCTGATATTTTAGAAGAACATGAAGATGCAAAGATTAATCTTATATTAAACGGATTCCAGAATGTATTTCTTGATGAAAAAAACAATGAAAGCATGATAATTAATTATTTGGATACATTAAGAGAGCTAAGGTACGAGGATATAAAAAGATTGTTTTATTTAGTGGGACGTATAGAAGCTTATCCTCTACGTGAGTTTGATAGTGAGGAATATGCACATTTAAGGTAAATGGATATGAAGTTGGAGAAAATGGGTTTAATTTTTATACAAAAACGCGTGGGGGAATTTAGTGGTGAAGAATACGAAATCCACAGAGATAAAGTGAAGATTAGTAAGTATGGAAGTAGATTTTTAGAATTCATATGTGAAAAAGAAGAACAAAATATATTGGCAGAGTCGTGACCGCTTTTTGGCAGTAAATGTGCCGGTTGTTTTGGAAATAACGTGATATATTTGTATTGTGAGTAGTGGCGGGAAACATTGCTCATAAAATTCCTGATAACTGAAAATGGATCGTCATAACCGGTGGCGATGGTTACAGATTGCATGAATAGTTGTTTCTAGTTTTCACATTCAATTGTAATTCATGTGGTGTAAACAGAGAAGGGCTTTTGCTCTTCTTCCAGTTACTTAATATTTTTGGAGCGGATGAATGTAATGGCATTAAGTGATTGGAAGAAGAATAAAACTTCATTTACCGTATTTATAGTAATAACATAAGAGATTGAAGAAAGGGCAACTGGTAAACAGTTGCTCTATTTTTATGATCTGTATGGATTTGTATTGTTTTAATTTGGAAGTAAATGATAAAATCGTATTAAAACAATATGGAGGATAAGCAATGGATAATCCAAATAAAGATAAAACCTGTTTTATTATCACGCCAATTGGTGATGATCAATCTGATATAAGAAGAGCGGCCGACGGGGTAATAGATGCTGTAATTATTCCGGCGCTAGTTTATATGGGATTGGATGAAGACAATATTAAAGTAGCTCATAGGATGCCAAGTCCTGGTTCGATAAATAAACAAGTTATTACCAGTGTCTTAGAATGCGATCTTGCTATAGCAAACCTTACAAATTTAAATCCAAATGTAATGTATGAACTTGCCATTAGACATGCTGCAAGAAAACCAGTAATTCAAATTTGTCAAAAAGGTACAAGGTTACCATTTGATATCACGGAAGAACGTACTATTTTTTATACTAATGACATGGCTGGAGTAATAGAATTAAATAATAATTTTAAAGAGATGGTTGCGGAAGCTATAGGTGATGAAGAACCAGATAATCCTATTTATAGAGTCATTGAAAGTAATTCGATAATGAAAAATGTTGATGAAACTGACCCATCAAGATATATGTTAAATCGTATAGACTCATTAGAAAATAACTTGTCGGATCTTATAAATGCTCTAAATAATAATAAATATAGTAGAATAAATGATGTGAAACCTAAAAAACCTAGAAATAAATATAATTTTGGAATTCAGATTGATGGATCAATAATTGCAATGGAAGAAGTTCCAGAACTAATCAATAAATTTTACAAGAAACATCCTACGATAGATTGCAAAGTAGACATGGAGGTTGATATTTCTACTGGGAATGCAATTGTTAATGTGAGTACAAATACCAACTTGAATTTAATTTTAGTTAGAAATTTCTTTTATGAACAGAATGGGATTACTCTTTACGATAATAAAACGCAGAATGAGTTATCAATCTAAAATAAAATGAACCAATATAATAGCATCCATTCGGGTGCTTTTTATTTTTGGGGGATAAATGATGAATGAATACAAAACGAAACAACAGAAGCGTAAATTCTATGACAGTGGTGAGTGGAAAAGTATACGTGAACAAGTAAAGAAGCGTGACAACTATGAGTGCCAAGAATGTAAACGAAATGGTCGCGTTCAAACTGATACCAATGAGTACAGTGAGAGTGCGAAGCGAAAGAAGATACAGTTAGTTGTCCATCATATCAAAGAGCTCGAGCATCATCCAGAGCTTGCAATTGATATAGATAACCTTGAAACAGTTTGTGTAAATTGCCACAATAAAGAACATGGAAGAGTTTACGAAAAGAAACAAAATAAATGGGAACACGATGAAAAGTGGTAAAACAATTTGAAAGTAATCCCCCCCCTTAAAATATTTCATCAAAAATTGCTCTAAGGGGCACCGGAGGAGGGGGTTAACTGTCAGGTTTTTTTCGAAATTACGCACGTAAGGGGGGGTGGGTAGATGGCTGTTAGTATTGTGAGGTTAAAAGAACAGCTCATGAATAGTATTGATATCACAGATTTAGTCGAAGTTGAAAAGGTAGAAAGATACATTGATTTAGTCAAAGCATTTAGAAAAATAAATAAAACCATTAATAAAGAAGGTGAATCTGTAACAGTAAAAAATGGTTCTCAAGTTTTTGTTAAAGCCCACCCTCTTATAAGTGAGAGGAATAAAATTAATAGTTCTTTAATTGCATTAGGGAGAGATATAAAATTTGTTGTTAAGAATACTATCCCTGATACAGGTTATAGCAAAAGTGATCTTACATGATTAAGCAAAAGTATGTGGAAGAATATATTGAACTTTATCGAAGTGGGAAAGTAAAATTCAATAAAGAAAGAGAACTGTTAATTAAATATCTAGAAAAATATGTTTTAAATAGAGACGATTTGTATTTTGATGATGAAATGATTGAGGATTGTATCAACTTTGGTGAGAAGTGGTATTTTCCGTTGCAGCCATTTCAAAAATTCTTAATAGCATTCGTCTTTTTATTTTATAAGAAAAACGGGCGTGTATTTTATAGGAAATTCCTGTGGATGTTAGGACGAGGTGGCGGTAAAAACGGTTTAATGTCTGTTGTAATTCACTTTTTAATAAGTGAATTACATGGTATTCCTGAGTATAACATTTCTGTTGTTGCGAATAGTGAAGAGCAAGCAAAAACAAGTCCAGACGAAGTAAAGAAAACTGTTCGTAGGAATGAAGTATTAAAAAAAGCTTTTAAAGCAACCGAATCACAGACCACCTCAAAGGCTACTGGAAGTGTATTAAAGTTTAGGACTTCAAACGGAGACACAAAAGATGGACTGCGTGATGGAGCTGTTCTGTTTGATGAAATTCACCAATACGAAAGTAATAAAGATGTCCGTGTTCATATTAGTGGTTTGGGAAAAAAGAAAAATCCACGTGAGTTTTACATTGGTACAGATGGATATGTACGAGATGGTTTTTTAGATAGATTAAAAGAAAAGGCAATGAAAGTTTTAAATGGTGAATCTCGTCCAAATGCAGTGTTTCCTTTTATTTGTAAACTGAATGATGAAACAGAAGTTGATGATCTTGATAATTGGGAGCTTGCAAATCCCATGTTATCAAAGCCTTTAAGTGAGTATGCAGAAGGGTTACTTGAAACAATTAAGGAAGAATATGAAGATTTAGAAGACGACCCGAGTAATAGAGAAGAGTTCATGACAAAGCGTATGAACTTACCTGTTACTAATTTAGAACGATCTGTTGCAAAATGGTCAGAAATTCTTGCTACAAATCGTCCATTTCCTGATTTATATGCTCAAGAATGCATAGGGGCATTAGACTTTGCAAGTATTCGAGACTTTGCAGCATGTGGTCTTTTATTTAGACAAAATGGTGAATACATCTTTAAAACTCATTCCTTTGTTCGAAAAGAATTTGTTGATATTTATTACGGATATTCTAAAAAAGCAGGTGAATTTAAAAAGCAGAAATTTGCTCCTATAAAAGATTGGGAAGAGCGAGGTTTACTAACAGTTGTGGATGAACCAACTATTAATCCTCAACACATTGTTGATTGGTTTGTAGAAATGAGAGAACAATATGGGGTTAAAAAGATTATAGCTGATAACTTCAGAATGGAAGCGATAAGGCCATTATTAGTAGCAGAGGGGTTTGAAATAGAAGTTATACGAAACCCAAAAGCAATTCATAGTTTATTAGCTCCACGTATTGAAATGGCATTTGCAAATAAACAAATTGTTTTTGATGATAATCCGCTAATGCGTTGGTATACGCAAAATGTGTTGGTTGTTATCAAAGGTGATGGAAATAAAATATATGAAAAGAAAGAACCTGTACGCAGAAAAACCGATGGGTTTCAGTGTTTTGTTCATGCTCTTTATCGTGCGGATGAGATACAAGAAGCAACTGATTTTGTTATAGGTAACATTAAATTTTAATAAAGGGGGTGATAACCATTGGATGGTTAAGTTCAGTATTTAAAAGAAATAAAGAACTAGAATTTATGCTAGATCTGGATTTGATTGCTGATACAGCAAACAGGCTTCACATGAAACGATTAGCACTTGATACATGCGTATCTTTTCTAGGAAGAACGATTAGTCAATCTGAATTCAGGGTAAGAAACGGTAAAACATTTGAGAAGAATGAGCTTTATTATCGCTTAAATATTAGACCGAATAAGAATATGACAGCCAGCACTTTTTGGGAAAGATTTATCCGTAAACTCATTTATGATAATGAGTGTTTAGTTGTACAGGCGGATGATGGTGATTTGCTTATTGCTGATGGATTTGAGCATAACGAATATGCTGTATATGAAGATACTTTTACAGATGTAACAGTAAAAGATTACACATTTAAGCGAAGTTTTAAACAAAGCGAAGTAATTCATTTAAAGTATCGAAATGATAAATTATCTCCACTTATTGATGGTTTATTTGCAGATTACGGTGATTTATTTGGTAGGATATTAAACTCACAGAAGCGTAAAAATCAAGTTCGCGGCACGGTTGATCTGGATATGATTGGTGCTAAAACAGAAGAACAAATAGCGAAGTTACAAGAGTTTATAGACAACATGTATAAGTCTATTGGCTCAAAAGATATAGCTATTGTTCCACAACAAAAGGGTATTAATTATAACGAGATATACAACGGTGTTGCGAATGGTCCAAGTGTAGAAGAAATCAATAAAGTAACAAATGGTTTCTTAAATCAAGTAGCTATGGCAATTGGTATTCCAACAGCTTTAATATATGGGGAAATGTCTGATGTAGAAAAGCAAACAAAAAATTATATGCTTTTTACAGTACGGCCATTATTAAAAAAGCTGTCTGATGAAGCGAACGTTAAATTCTTTGAAATGAGTGAATATCTTTTGGGGCAAAGAATTGAGGTTAAGGCTGTTTCCTATCAAAGTATATTTGATCTTGCGACAAGTATTGATAAACTAATTTCTTCAAGTGCATTTACAGGAAATGAGATTCGATCAGAAGTAGATTATGAAGATTCTGATGATCCAAACCTAAATATCCACCATATTACGAAGAACTATACAAAATTAAATGAATCTGAGGGAGGGGAGAAAGAAAATGACGGTGAAAATTGACGTGAAAGGGCCAATTATTTCTAATGATGAAGCTTGGATTTATGATTGGTTTGAAATGGAGGCTGCAAGCCCAGGTAAAATTTCAAAAGAACTAACTAACGCCAATGGTGATGATTTAATCGTATCAATTAATAGTCCTGGTGGTTATGTACACGAGGGATCAGAAATTTATACGGCATTAAAAAACTATCCAGGACAGGTTGAAGTTCAAATCGTTGGTTTGGCTGCAAGTGCGGCTTCTGTTATTGCGATGGCTGGTGATAAAGTCCGAATTTCACCTACAGCACAAATTATGATCCATAATGCTTCTATGTGGAATAGTGGGGATCATCGTGATATGGAAAAAGCTGCCGAGATGTTGAAAACAACAGATCGAGCAATTGTAAATGCCTATGTCATTAAAAGTGGTAAATCAGAAGAAGAACTACTTAATATGATGGGTGAAGAAACTTGGATGGGTCCACAACAAGCATTAGAAAATAACTTTGTGGATGAAATCATGTTCATGGAGAATCCAGTTAAAATGACAGCTTCAGTTTCTACTACTGCCATGCTTCCACAGAAGGTGATCGATGGTTTTAGGAATGGAACAATTAACAAAAGCCAAGGGATTACAAAAGAAGATTTAAATGCAGCATTATCAGGACTGAAAAACGAGATCGTCAATGATTTACAAACGAATACAAATCCAAAAGAGCCTATTCAAGAGCCTGTTCATACAAAACAGAATTTGGGTACGCTCTTTTTAAATTTAGGAGGAAAATAAAATATGGTGATTAAATTTAATAATTTTGAAGAGAAGAAATTAGCATTTGCGAAAGCAACACAGGAAGGTACAGCTGAAGAACAATCGGCAGCATTAAATACTATGATTGAAGCACTTGCTACAGATGTACGAGCAGATATTTTAAATCAAGTGAATGAATCAATGGTAGATCGTTCTATTATGCAGTCTCGTGGTGCTAATGTATTAACAAGTGAAGAAATGAAGTTCTTTAATGCAGTAGTTGAAGAAGGTGGATTTAAATCTACTGAAACTTTACCTAAAACAACGCAAGAACGTATTTTTGATGATTTAGTTGAAGATCATCCTTTCTTACAACATATTGGTTTAGAAAATTTAGGGGCTGTAACAGAATTTATTTATGGAGATCCAGAGGGTGCAGCTGTATGGGGACCGTTATTTGATGGGATTAAAGGTCAATTAAATGCTACATTCCGTAAAGATAGCATTTCCCAACTTAAATTAACAGCGTTTATTCCATTAGCAAATGACATGTTAAAACTTGGTCCAGTATGGGTAGAACGATATGTTCGCACAATGATTACAGAAGCGATGACAGTAGGATTAGAACGCGGATTTGTAGCTGGTACAGGTAAAAATGAGCCTATCGGTTTATTAAAAGATCCTAGTGGAAGTGTTACGAATGGAGTATATCCAGATAAAAAACCAGTTGGGACTTTAACGTTTGAACCAGGTCGTAAAACAATTAATGAATTAAAAGGTGTAGTTAAATTACTAGCTAAAAAATTAAACGCTGATGGTTCAGATGCAGATAGACCGAAAAATATTGCTGGAAAAGTAGTCATGGTAACAAACCCATTTGATACTTTTGATATTCAAGCAAACGCGACAATTCAAAATGCAGCTGGGGTATACGTGACAAGCTTGCCATTTAATCCAATCCCTACGGAATCAGTGTTTGTGCCACAAGGGAGAGTATTGTTCTTTGTTAAAGGTCAGTATGTTGCAGCGATGGGTGGCACAGAGCCTATTAAAAAGTTCGAAGAAACTCTAGCATTAGAAGACGCAACAGTTTATATTGCTAAACAATTTGCTACAGGTAAGCCAAAAGATAAATATGCTTCTCAAGTTTATACATTGAAGATTGAAGAAACGGCAACTCCCTCAGCATAAGGATGATGTGAATGGATACAGTAATTTCAAATGAAATATTACAGCAATTTAAAGATAGGATGCACTTGGGCGATGATGAAGATGACAACCTAAAGCGCATTCTATTTGCATCCACCAAAGCTTTAATAAAAGATTGTGGAGCATATGACATAAACGAAGATGAGACGTTCAAAGAATTAGTTTTTGAGCGTTCTCGTTATGTTTATAATGATGCGCTCGAGTATTTTTCTAAGAATTTTTTAACCGAGATTAATAGTTTCGGTATTGCAAAAGCTTTAGAAGAAATAAAGTTGGACGGTGATTAATATGCGTCCTTTTCAGTATAAAAAGCCATTAAATACAGGAGATTGTAGGAATCGAATTATTATTGAGCAATCTGTAGTAATAAAAGATGAATTAAATCAACCAATTGAAACAGATTGGAAGGAAGTTAAAAAGGCCTGGTCGATGATAAAAACGGTAAAAGGTTCTGAGTATATTGAAGCTTCCGTTTCACAAGCGACTCGGGTTTATCGGTTTGTTATCCCTTATACATCGGGTATTACAGAAGAAATGCGGATTAAAATGAAGAATCGTATCTTTGATATTATTGAGCAACCAATGAATGATGATGAAATGTATCAAACATTGACTATTATCGCAAAGGAGCATACTTAATATGAATGATTTTGCGAGTGAGATTGCTAGAGAATTACAAAGGTATGCGAATGTTGTGGAAGAAGAACTAATAGCTGTACAAGAAAAAGTAGCTGATGTTGCTGTTGATAAACTAAAGGAAAATAGCCCTAAAAAAACTGGTGCTTATCGTAAAGGATGGCGTAAGAAAAAAGATGGTAAGAATATTACTATTTATAATACACAGGGGCGATTGACACATCTTTTAGAAAAAGGTCATGCTAAAGCTGAGGGTGGTCGAGTTCCAGCTCAAGTACACATCAGTCCAGTTGAAGATTATATAATTGATGAATTGCCGAGACGGATTGAAGGGGTGGTTCAACAATGACATTAGGTGAATTAACAAAAGTTCTTGAAGCTACAGGCTATCCTGTGGCTTATTCGCATTTTACAGCAACGCCAGGTAATTCAGTTCCAGCGCCACCTTATATTTGTTTTCTTGTGGATGGATCGGCAAACTTAATGGCGGATAACAAGGTATATCACAAAATAAATGATTTAAGCATTGAACTTTACACAGTCAGAAAAGATTTAGTTGCTGAAGCAAAACTTGAAAAGATCCTGGATGATTGTGAAATTCCTTATGAATCATATGGAACTTTTATCGAATCTGAAAAATTGTATCAAAAAATATATGAAACGAGGTTGATATAAATGGCAGAAAATAAAGTTACTTTTGGTCTAAAGAAAGTACACTATAGCTTGATTACTGAAGATCCAACAGGGAAAATCATATATGGAACACCAGCAAAATTACCAGGAGCAGTTGAAATGAAGTTAGATCCAAAAGGTGAACAATCGGACTTCTGGGCTGATGATAGTAACTATTACACTGATTCTAGTAACCAAGGATATGAGGGTACATTGAATATCGCTAATATCACTGAGGCATTTCGAACTGATGTATTAGGTGAAATCTTGGATGAAGACGATCAAGTTCTAACAGAAGTTTCAAATGCAAAAATTAAGAGAATCGCTCTTATGTTTGAATTTGATGGTGATGTAAAAGCAACTCGTCATTTACTATACAATGTGTCTGTATCACGCCCTGGTTTTGGTTCCTCTACAAAGAGCGATAAAACAGAACCTAATACAACTGAATTAAAATTTGTTGCATCCCAGCATCCTGAAACTCTTAAAGTAAAAACTTCTACAAAGGTAACTACACCAGCTGGTATTTATGACGCTTGGTATACAAAAGTGTATGAGAAAGTTGTGGGGGCGTAACTAGATGGAAAAAACAATTGTAATTGATGAAAAGGCAGTACTTTTGAAAAGCACTGCTGGTACGGCTATTCGTTATAAATCGCAATTTAGACGTGATATGTTTGCTGATATCCTTAGTTTAGGAGTACTTTCTTCATATATTTCAACAGATGGCGAACAAAGTAATATTGATCTTTCACAGGTTGATTTAAGTAAATTAGATTTCGAAGTTATTTATAACTTAGTATGGGCGTTTGCTAAAACGGCAAACAAAGGTGTTCCAGATCCGTTAACTTGGCTAGATACATTCGGAGAGTTTCCGATTGCTGAAATCATTACTGAAATTCAAGACTTAATTAAAAGTACGGTTCAGTCAAAAAAAAAATAATAGAAGATGAACAGGGGCAAGGAAGTAACGATGGAAAAGAGGGATTTTCTGTTGATACTTTCCTTGCCCTTTGTTATTCATGCAAACTCTCAAAAGAAGATTTAGAAGACATGACAATCGGTGATTGCTTGGATTATATCGATGAGTATGTAGAATTACAAAACCCGAAAAAAGAGAAAGAAAATACAAGAAAAGCTACACAAGAGGACTTTAATAATTTCTAAGCAAGTGAGGTGATAACATGGCAGGAAGAATTAAGGGAATAACGATAGAAATCGGCGGAGAAACAACCGGTCTTCAAAACGCTTTGAAAGATGTCAATAAACGAAGTGGCGAACTATCCAAAGAGCTAAAAGATATTGAACGGCTTTTGAAATTCAATCCAGGTAACGTGGAAGCTTTAGCGCAAAAACAACAGTTACTTACACAACAAATTGAGAATACCACAAAGAAATTAGATAGCTTAAAGTCAGCTCAACAGCAAGTGCAAGCACAGTTTGAAAGTGGCGCGATTAATGAAGAGCAATATCGGGCGTTTAGGCGTGAAATTGAATTGACAGAAGGGCAACTTAATGGATTCAAGAACAGCCTTGCAGGATTAAAGGCTGAGCAAGAAAAAGCAGCAAGTTCAACAAGACAATTAGAGACTTTATTTAGCACCACAGGGAAAAGTGTTGATGATTTTGCGGATGCATTAGGGAATCGTCTTGTGAATGCAATTAAAAACGGAACGGCATCAAGCAGGCAGTTAGAACAAGCTATTGAGATAATCGGAAGGGAAGCTCTAGGAACTGAAGCTGATATTGAGAAGCTACAACAGGCACTCCGTTCTGTTGATGATGGAAATTCCATTCAAAATATCAGAAATGATTTAAATCAGCTTTCTCAAGATGCCGATCAAACAGGTGAAAGTGTTAAAGAATTAGGTATTGAGTTAGAAAACGTATTAAGCGGAATCGTTGCTGGTGGTGGAATTCAAGAAGTCATTGGACAGGCCCTAGACATGTCAGAATTAAAAACAAAAATTGATATTACCTTTGACGTTCCAGAATCATCAAAGAGATCTGTGGAGGATGCAATCAGAACTGTTACAGCCTATGGCGGTGACGCTGAGGAAGCATTGGAAGGTGTACGAAGACAATGGTCATTGAATAAAGATGCTTCTGATGCAGCTAATAGGGAAATTGTAAAAGGAGCAGCAAACATTTCTAGTTCTTATTCGCAGATTGATTTTACAGAATTAATACAAGAAACCAATGAAATTGGTAGCGAATTAAATATATCGAATAAAGAAGCGCTAGGGTTAGTTAATTCTCTTTTAAAAATCGGATTCCCACCAGAACAACTTGATATTATCGCTGAATATGGCGCGCAGTTAAGACGAGTTGGTTATACGGCACAAGAAGTACAAAGTATTATGGCAAGTGCAGCAAAGGAAAAATCTTGGAATATAGATAACCTATTGGATGGATTAAAAGAAGGTCGTATTCGTTCTGTTGAAATGTCGCGTGGATTAAGTAATTCTATGAAGGATGCTGTCCGTGATGCTGTAGACGATACTGAAAAAATGTCTGATGCACAGATATCAGCGATGCAAAAAGGATTTGCTAAACAAGAATCCGCACTTGCAAATTCATTTAGCAATCAAGAAAAAGCACTTTCTAAAAGTCATAGTCAAAGACAGAACGCATTAGCTAAAAGTCTCGATGCTGAATACAATGCGGTTTCTAAAAGTTATGAAAATCAACAAAAGAATTTAGAGAAGAAACTTAGTGCTGAATATGATGCAGCATCAAAAAATTATGATAGACAGCAAAAAGCACTTGAGAAGTCACTCGAAGCGGAAGTTAAAGCATTTGAAAAGTCTTCTGAACAGAAATTAAAGCTCATCGATAAAGAATACATGGAACGTATGAAATTAATCGATGAGGAAAAATATAATCGTCTCAAAGCGGTAGATGATCAAATTAATTCTTTGGATGCGAAAACAGCAGCTGAAGATAAATATTTTAAAGATCGTGAGAATGCTGAAAAACGTGCTGATCTAAAAGTTAAAATAAGCAAAGCAAAAAACGAAGAAGAACGGCAGGCGGCAATCAAAGCGTTACAAGAACTTGAAGAAAAAATGCGCTTGGATAAAATACGTGAAGAACGCAAAAGTCAAATTGATAGATTAAAAGAAGAAAAAGACGGTATTAAAGAAGCATCTGACGCAAAGAAAGAAGCGCTAAAGTCAGAAATTGATAGTCGTAAAGAACAAGTTAAAGAGCAAATAAACAATGAAAAGGAAGCTCTGAAAGAACGACAACAAGAACAAAAAGAAGCTTTTCAGCAAAGTAAACAAGAAAACTTAAAGGCTATTAGTGAATCAAATAAAGCGCAACTCGATTCATTAAGAGAAGTGAATCAAGCGAACTTATCCGCTTTAAAAGAAAATCATAATGATCGAAAACAAGTGCTAAGCGAACGTTTAAGTGATGAAATGGACGCTGTTCGCGAATCGCATAGAGCTGAATTAGAGTCTTTTAAAGAAATGAATGCACAGAAATTAGAACTTGCAAAAAATCCACCCGATAGTGCAGCGGTACAAGAAATATTCGCTCAATTAGAAGGCTGGGGTAAAGCAATCGCTAAAGGTGGAGAAGAAGGTAAACAAGCATTTGTGGATATGGTTAAATGGCTAGATCAAATCCAGGATGCGGATTTGAAAGAAGCAATTGGTGTAGAGCTTTTCGGAACAATGTGGGAAGACCAAGGTCAAAAAATCATAAATACGATTTTACAAACTGAACAAAAACAAGCTGACTTAAAACAAGGAATAGATGATTTACAACAGTCCGTAAGCAAAACGGACGCATCACCGATGGTCAAGTTGAAAGAAGCGATGAACGATTTAAAAGAAGCTCTTGAACCAGTATTACTTACAGTAGCTGAAATGGTTTCTAAAATAGCAGAATTTATTTCGGCTCATCCAGTTTTAGCGGCTGCAATTACAGGGATAGTTACTGTATTAGGAATAGTTCTTGGTCTGTGTGCTGCATTAGCACCCTTACTTTTATTAATCACCACCCAAACTTTAACTTGGGCAGGAGTTATGGCTGTTTTAACAAGCCCGATTACTTTAGTAGTTGCGGCTATAGCAGGATTAATTGCTATTTGGGTTTTATTCGGTGATAAAATCATGGCTATATACAACGAATATTTTAAGCCGACGATAGATCAAATAGTATCTATAATCACTGAAACATTGCAACCAGTGTTTGATAAAGGATTCACAATCATAAAAGATATTGTTAAAGATGCATTTGATATTATCAAACGTGTTTGGGAAGAAATACTGTCACCTGTTTTCTCAAAAATTTCATCATTCATAGAAAATGTCCTGTTACCAGCATTTAAATTTGTATTTAGTGTTATCGGGAGTGTTGTATCAGATGCATTTGATGGGATAAAAGTTGTGTGGGATACAGTTTTAAAACCAATTTTAAACGGAATTATCGATTTCATTTCTGGTGCTTTTTCAGGAGACTGGGATAAAGCTTGGAAAGGAATTGTGGAAATTTTCGATGGAGTTTTCAATGGAATAGAACTCGCGGCAAAAGCTCCAATAAATGCTGTTATTTCAATGATTAATGCATTAATTGAGGGTATTAACAGTATAGATATGCCAGATTGGGTCCCGTTTGTCGGTGGTGGGAAAACTCATATCCCTACAATCCCAATGTTAGCAACAGGCGGACATGTTCTTGGAGACGGATCATTTATCGCTGGAGAAGCTGGACCAGAGTTATTTACTAAGAGAGGAAATCGTGTTTCTGTAACGCCTTTATCCTCAAATGAAAAATCTCTTGGTATTACTGGTACTATGAGCCGATTAATTGGCGATATGAGCTATTCAATGGCTAGTTCTATGAAAGAGCTATCCGGCTTAAAAAGTGTCATGAGCAATGTATATGGCAGTATGGCTAGTAGTACACAGGCAATGAGTCAAAGCGCTAGTCAAAGTAGTGCGGACGGTAATTCTAATAATTCAAATGGGAATATTTCATATAATTTCGAAAGAATGTTTGAAGGTGCTACATTCCCTATTCGTGAAGAAGCTGATATTAAAAAAATAGCAGTAGAATTAGGGAAATATATAAAGACATCAGGAAGAAGGGTGGGGCAATCATGAGTTTAACGATAGATGGGAAAAGACTAAATGAATTAAATTTAGCGCTTTTACCAGGATTCCAACATCCAGCCGCTCCACCAATTCGCGACTATACTGTTTCAATTCCGGGGCGTCCTGGTGCTTATTATTTTGGCTCAGATATTGATCCGTTACAAATTAACTTACCATTAATCATAAAGCCACAAGAAGATAGGTTTTTATTAACGGCAGCTATCAGGAAAATGGTGGCTGTTTTTATTGATCCTTATGGTAAACCGAAGGAAGTTAAATTGATATTCGATTATGAACCAGATAAGTATTATTTAGTTCGATATAGCGGTTCAATACCAATTGATCGTTATTTTAGAATGGGTAAATTTGAATTACCTTTAATTGCCTATGATCCCCACGCATATTCAGTATTGCAAAGTACACAGGAAATCCGCTGGCAGGATATGGTTCCTTGGATGTCTGATATTCCTATTAATTTTAAACAGACATCTTATACTGTTACGACTCCTCAAACTTTAACTGTAGAGAATTATGGACAGAAAGTTGTGAGGCCTGTAATTGAAATAAACGGAAGTGCTAATAATCTAGCGTTCACTTTAAAAGGTGAGCGTTTTTTCTTGGGGTCTTTTACAAATTCTTCGTTTTTAATCGACGCGGAGCGATATGCGGCAATAAAGAATGAGCAAAATTTTTTATTTCAATTGCAAGGAAACTTAGAAAAATTAGAGTTAATGCCAGGCGCTCATGCAATACCAATAGCAGGTTCCAACCTAAATATCAACGTTGCATTCAAATACCGCGCTAAATATTAATAAGGTGGTGACATTAATGGCTGATGCGCCTAAGTTGCAAGGTACAGAAAGACTTGGAGAGAGTTATTATAAAATTAATATGGGGATTGATAATGCTAATGAAGCGTTAAAAAAATCTCTTCAATCAGAAAAAATCTCTAATAACGCTATTAATACAGCTAATAGTGCGGTGAATACTGCCAATACAGCAGAAACAAAAGCTAATTCTGTACAAGAACAGTTTGATCAAATAGTTATCGAAGGCTCTATTGATCCAGAAACCAAGCAAGCAAGGGTAGACAGTGAAGGAAAAACGTTTCCGACCCTCAAAGCTAGAATTGATGACGGACAAAAGAAATTGGATACGTTTAAAAAAAGGGCAGAGGTAATAAATACTGCCACTGATACAAAAGGTGCTCTTGATGTAGCCAATTTTGCCGGACAAGGAAACACAAATGCTCCAATTGGTTTCGTTTATCATCACTACACTGAAGGGGGAGTATATCAAATTGACAATGTCGGTGAAGCTAATACAATCCTTACCCTTAAAAATGCTAATAATTCAAATAGAAGACCAGATAAACCGGCTAATTTCGTTGGAAGCGGGAAATTTTTAGCGCTTCACGAACATGACGCTAGCGCTGGGTATTCAAAAGAAATATTCTATATTTCAAAAATTGGCGAATTCATTTGGACGGGTGTAAAAGGAATTGCTACATTTATTCAAAATAAAGTAGACGATGCTACTTTTGCATTTCGATTAAAAGTTAATAATGCTCATGCGTATGTCTTGGCTCTTACGAATGGAACTAATGACATCTTAAATATCAACAATTCGGTCAACAAGACAAGAGTAGACATAGTATCACCACCCAGCCAAACCAGTGGGATGATGTTTGAAGCGAAGGCAGGAAATATGCGTGTTATCCCAAAGGATGGATTTTTTAAGGTGATTGGTGATCTTAGAATTGGAGACGGTTCGACTTGGAAAAACATACAGTACATCGAAAGTGGGACAACTTCACAACGCCCAACGATTGCAAGAGTTGGACAACGCTACTTTGATACTGATCTGAATAAGCCTATTTACAGAAATAAAAATAATAACGGTTGGATCGATAGTAATGGAATAGGTGTATAATTTTTATTTTGAAAGTAGGTGATACATTGCTAAAAATCTACAATAAACAAATGCAACTCAAGGCTTATCTTGAAAATGCATATAATATAAAGTACAACCCGCCACTCAATGAACTTTGGACGGCGGGTTTTTCATTGCCATTTACTGATCCAAAGCGAGATGAAATTGAAACGTTTGATTATGTGGAGATATTTGATAACGGTAAACGTATTGGTATGTTCCGTATTATGGACAGCGAGGAAGAAAGGGAAGTACACGAAAAAATAATAACTTATGACTGTGAGCACGTTTTATCCACTTTAATGGATAGCGTGCTTTTTGGTTATCACGAAAGAATTAATTTAACTACAAGGCAGAACATTGAGTACCTCCTTAGTAAACAAAGAATCAAGCATTGGACACTTGGTCAATGTGATTTCACAAAATATTTTTCATATAGTTGGGAAAATGAAGATACGTTATTAGGTCCGATATATAGTATACCGAAACCGTTTGATGAAAAGTTCCAATGGACTTGGGATGATTCATCTTATCCCTGGACTTTAAACATTGTCCGATATTCTGAAGAAATTACGGGTGAACTTCGATACCGGAAGAATATGAAGGGCATTAAGCGGAAAGTAGAAGCTAAAGATGTTATGACAAGGATTTACCCGCTTGGTTATGGTGAGGGAGTTAATCAGCTCACAATCAAAAGTGTTAACAACGGTCTTCCATATATTGATGCTCCTGATTTTGTCAGAGAGTTGCATGATGGATTTGATTATATTTGGGTAGATAGAAAATTCGAAGACCCAAAAACTCTTTACGCTTCCGCTCAAGCAATGTTGTTAAAAGCTTGTATGCCAAAGATCACATATGAAATTGATGCAATTGATTATGAGTTAATTGATCCATACAAAATAGAAAAGTATGAGACTGGCAAGTTAGTACGCTTGTATGATGAGGATTTTAATATATTTGTTGACTTACGAGTAATGGACCGCCAAAAAGATGACGTCACCGGAAATCCTCTTGATGTAAAGCTTGTATTAGAAAATAAGGTAACTGATTTAGGGACAATACAAGCGGATATTGAGAAGCGACAGAAAGTCAACGAAGTGTATTCTCAAGGGACAACTAATATTGATAGTCAACCTTTCCAAGACAATTGCGATCCAGAACATCCGGCTATTATAAGGTTTCAAATACCTAATGATGTTAAGAATGTGAATCAATTGATACTGACATTTGAAACGTTACGATTTAGGGCGTATGAACGGGCGATTAAAGGCGGTGGAGCTGTCGTAGGTTCGACATCTGCTGGCGGTGGGACAGTGTCATCCACGTCCTCTGGAGGAGCTATTGTACAGTCGACGTCTAGTGGAGGTGGTAGTACGCAAACATCAACTAGTGGTGGAGGAAGTGTACAAACGTCTAGTGGGGGTGGAGATCACGTTCATAAAATGTTTCATGGTGGGGGGATTGTTCCTTCTGAACCATCAACTATAGGATTGTACACAGCTTTTTCTGATCCTGGGAGAAATACAGCAGCTTCATTTTATGCAAAAGGAACGGGAGCTAGTCTATACACACATGGTTCTAGTGGCGAGCATACGCATAGCCTAACAATACCAAATCATCAACATTCTATTACTATCCCGGGCCATCAGCACTCTATCAATCTGCCAGATCACCAACACGAGATACACCTGAACCCGCACAGCCATGATATAACATTGCCAGATCACACACATGAAATTGAGTTCGGTATCTTCGAATTATACCAAACCCCATCGAAAGTAACGATTGAAGTGGATGGAAATACATTGCCGTTCGATTCAATAAGGGGACAAGATATTAATTTAATTCCGTATTTAGCTAAGGATAGTGAAGGGAAATTGCAACGTGGTCGTTATGTTGAGATTAAAATTACACCAGATAGTTTAGCTAGAATAAACGCTACTGTTACAGGGCGATTGTTTATCCAGTCAAGAAGTGGCGGTACGTATTAAGATAGATTATTAAAAATATAGAGGGAGATGGAATAGTATGCAAACGATTGGAATTCATACACAAGGCGGATTAAAACACACGGTACAAACCGAAAAATACGATGCACAGGTGCTAAACGAACAATTGAATAGTAATGACTTGATCACCGTGCTTATCGGTGATTTTATTATTCAAAGAATTGATGTAAAACGTATTTTACCAGTCAATTTACCTACTGTGGAAGGAACAACAAAGTTAAAAGTTCATACAAGCGGTGGAAAAGAAATTGAGATTGTAACAAATGATTATGATCCAATTTACTTAAATGAACAATTGAACAATAGTAATAACATTACTGTTGTAATTGGGGATTATATCTTCTCTCGAATTGATGTAAAACAAGTTGTGCTTGTTAAAGGAGAGCCGAAAGAACCAGAACAACCACCTGTAACTGAACCTGAGAAACCGACAGCCCCATTTACACCGCCAAAAAATTGAAGAACCTTCAGGAAAAACTGGTGAGCAAACGGAACCTACAGAGCAGCTATAAGCTGGTCTTTTTATTTTGCCTAAAAAGGAGATGGAAAAATGGAAGATGCAATTTTCAATTCAGTCATTCAACAAGGAGCATTCGCAGGATTATTCGTGTGGATGCTTTTTACCACGCAAAAAAAGAATGAACAACGCGAAACACAGTATCAAGCGGTTATTCAAAAGAACCAAGAAGTTATTGAAGAGCAGGCAAAAGCTTTTGGATCTATTTCTAAAGACGTAACAGAAATTAAACAAAAACTTTTTGAAGGAGATGTTCAATAA